GCGCGAGCTGGAGGCGCACCTCGGCTGGCTGATTGGCAGTTTCGGCGGGGTCGCCATTGGTACGGCCATCATCTTGCAGGATCAGCCGTCCCAGGAAACCTTCGAGCGGATCGCCCGGGCGCCGGTGAAGAAGATCGAAATCGGTTCCCCGATGACAACCGCACAAGCTGTGCCAGAGGGTGAGCGTGAGGCGCAGCAGGAAGTCGCGCCGGCCCAGCCGGAGGAAGAGGAGGGGATCGATGCCCGCCGTGTGCGGTTCTTCCCGACAGGGTTCGCTGGCGACGTGATCAAAGCTGCCCTTGGAGCCGATTGGTTCAACCGCCTCGATCTGGAGGAGGACCTCGACGAGGCGAATCTCAAGGTTAGCCTGGAGATCACCTACGTTCGTCAGACCACGCGGGTTGGGCAGCGGATGCTTGATAATATCGCCACCTCGCTTCGGCATGTTGATGAGGCAGACGTCAGGATTTCGCTCAATGGGGGTGGCGAGATCAAGGGCAATGACCTGAAACTATCGGGCCCCATATCAGTCGCAAAGCTGGAGAATGGACTACTCGATGAGGGTGTCCTATACCACAAGATGCACGGCTGGCTGGTTGGGAAACTTCGCCAAGGCGATGCAGATCCTGAGCAAAACGCAGAAGAGTGATAGATGAAAAAGCAAGGTGGATGGACAGGAACTGGCGTGCTGGCAGTGGTGCTTTCCGCTGCCATGGGCGCGCTCCTGGCTCATTACATTGTGGCTTCGTTCGATCGCACCACTGCACCGGTTGTGCAGTGGGGGCTGTTGACGGTTTTCCTATTGCCGATGGGCTTTGCCATCCAGCTGTGGGTCAACCTGAATAGCATCCGTGAGACGAAGGGCTTGTCCGGTAGCGAGCGCCGTCGCATCCGTGAAACGGTGTCGGAAAAAATACGGCAAGTTCAGATCGCGCTCACGTTCTACCTGGTGTCCGCCATCATCATTGCGTTCGGACTGTGGTTCTCACCTGCGAGTTGGAAGGTCTACCACGCGGTGACGGTTTATACCGGGCTGAGCTTGGGGATCAGCATCTCCAGCTTCTTCCTGATCCTGCATGAGTGGCGCGAGATATCTAACTTCAAGAGCAGGGTTTTCGAGCGCAGCGCTCGCAATAAACAACTGGCGAAGAAGTTGGACGCGTTGAACCCGAAGAGCAAGTAAGGCTATTGAGTTACCGGAAGGCGCCTAGATGGCGCCTTTTTTTGGCACCCGTAAAACTCTGCGAGTACCAGTCTAGAGGGGCTTGGGATTCTGAATCTTGGCTGTAACGTCAGAAATTCACTGCCAATGATGGAGTATGCAGATGAGTTTCAAAGCAATTGAGGCTGTGGACGGTCGCTCTTTGGAAGCGGGTGCACAGCCCCCGCTGGAAGGCCTGACGCCGCGTGAGTACACGCTTCTTCGGTTCTACCGTCAGCTGTGTGAGAACGATCAGCTGATGATGATGCGGATGCTGGAGGCTCTCGTCATGGGCCACACACTTCCCAAGTGAAAAGAAGGCCCCTTAGCGGGGCCTTTTTCATGCTGATTGGCTCAGCCTTGTCCGATCCTTCGCACCACAGACCAGTAGCCGTGACCTCAACGCCTCGGGGGGACATGCCTGAAGTCTTAGGGCGAACCTAGCCCCCTGGCTTATTTGAATGTTTATCTTGTAGTGTTTTTGCCAGCTCTGCGACGCGCTCTGCCCGCATGTCGACAATTTCCTCTAATGCATATTCAAGAATCTCAAACGCGTCCAGAAGATCTTTCTTCATTACCGAAGAGTCGTGAGCACCTGTATTCCCTAGCCACTTCAGGGCCATAAGTTGCGCTCCAACGGCTTGATTCTGAGACATGAAATGCTCAATTCGATGGTGCAGCTTGAGCTGCCGGATCTTTTGATCTTCCCCTGTTATTTCAGTCGGCACGCCGATGTGATCCATCAATAGCTCAAGCACTACGCGTAATCTTCCAGCGCAAGCTGGCCGGTGGCTCCAGAACAACAGAAATGCAGATTTAAGTTCTTCCTTGATCTCTCTACGACATTTTTTAGGGATTTCGATGATCCATGGCATCGGATAACAGTGTTTCGGGAGGAAATACTCTTCCCAGTCAACTCCGTCTTCATCATAGGTCTCGCTGATCCCGCCATTCCCTGAGATGCAAAATCGCTGTCCGCACCGTGGGTTGGTGCAGTAAGCCCATGCTGTGAACGCATAATCAATCCAGTCAGGGTCCCAGCCGTCGTCGTTTCTCCACCTCACCGACTCAGCGGTTTCCTCGAATCTGAACGTTCCTTCTTCAAGATGGGTGTGCCCCATTTTGCATACCGGGCAACGCCACGCAGGAACGGACGTCTCTGTGATTACCTGCTGCCAAACTTCTCGATCCATCGATGCCACCCTTTGAGCGATAACACATCATCCATGGATTTATAGCTTCTTCAACTCCCTATCCACTGCCCGCTGGGCATTGGCTTTGCTCGCGTAGAGGTGCGTCAGGCGCTTGGGCTTGGTCTGGTCGCCGGCGGTGAGTTTCTTCTGCTCGCCCGTTTTCTCCTCGCGGTACCAGGCAATCACGCCGGTGTAGTCGCCGTCGTGATCGGCCAGCAGATCCACGTCATCGCCATCGGGCAGCTTGGACTCCAGCTCCAGGCTGGTGGTGTAGCTGTCCGGCGTGAAGCTGTGTCGCAGGTTGCCGCCCAGCCAGACGATGGCCGAGATCTCGGCCTTGATGCCGAGCAGGCTGTAGGTCTGGTCGGGGGTCAGCTCCGGGCGCCCCTTGGCCAGCATGTAGCTGAGCGTGGCGGTACCGCGCTGCAGGCGGCCCCACTCGGCGCGCGCGGCGCGCAGGGCGCTGGCCTGGTCGGTGTAGCTGTGGCGCAGCTCCTTGAGGTTGTCGCCGCCGCCGGCGATGGCCTCCTTCTTCTCCGCGCTGTTGATCTCGTAGTAGTACGCCTTGACGCCGGTATAGCTGTCGCGGTCGGCCTGCAGGAAGCGGTGCTGGTCGCCGTCCGCCCGGGTGAGGGTGACGTGGGGCAGGCTCAGGCCGCTGGCTGTGGTGCTTTTGCCGGCTGGCATGAACAGCAGGCGCCCGGCCTTCACGGTGCTGATGGCGTCGTGCTGCAGGCCCAGGCGGCTGAGCAGGTTGGCGTCGCTCTCGTTGGCCTGGTCCAGGTGCAGCAGCTCAATGGCCGCCAGGATGGGGCTGACCACGGGTGCGAGGCCATGAGCGGAGGCGATCGAGGCGATGATTGCGCCGAGGGTGGCACCGTCCCAGCTGCGTTCGCGCTTGACCTTGAGGCCACCGCGCAGGTCGGCGCTGCGGGCGCGGATGCTGAGCACGTCCGGCGCGCCGCTGTGTTCGGTCTCGTCCACGGTGTAGCTGCCCTTATCCACCAGGCCGGTATCGCTCCAGCCCAGCCACAGGCGCACGGTGGCGCCCCGGGGTGGGATGGCCAGCAGCCCATCGTGGTCGCTGAGGGTGATGTCGAGCTGGTCGGCCTCCATGCCGCGGTTGTCGGTCAGCTCGATGCTGACTAGGCGCTGCTCGATGTCGAGGGTGATGTCGCGGCCGTTGACCACCACGCGGCAGATCGGCTTGGGGTAGGACGTCGCCTCGCGGTAGCGGTTGGCCGCGTCACCGAGCAGCGCGCCGGCCTGGCTGAGCAGGCTCACAGCAGCCCCCGCAGGATGCCGCCGACGCTGCCGGTGAGGCTGCCCAGCAGATCGACGCGACCGTCGTCGATGCGGCCCAGCTTGAGGTTGAACTCGATGCGGCGAGCGGCGCCGTCACGGAAGAACAGCGTGCGCGTCTCGCTGAGCGACTCGATCACCCACAGGCCGAAGATGCGGCCGTCGCCCTGCACCAGGGGCCAGGCCTTGCCGGTGTCGGCCATCATGCGCAGGGTGTCGAGGCTGAGCGGGCTGCCGACCAGGCCGGGCAGTAGCACGCCGGGCAGGGTGATGCTGTCCTCGCCGCGCCCGAGGTACTGGCGCGCCGGGTTGGTACCGATGCGGCTGGTGGAGCCGTGGCGCCAGTCCGTCTGCCGTTGGAACTCCTGGTAGGCCAGGGTCTCCAGGCTGAACACGAACATGCCGAGGGCCATCATCATGGGGTGTTACTCCTGGTCGCCAAAGGCCGAGCGCACGCGGGCAGCCTTGCCGCGCTCGCGCTCGTCCAGCAGCTGGTTGAACATCTGGCGCAGGCCTGCGGTGTCGGTACCGGGCGCCGCGTGGATGGTGATCTGGTAGGTGTCGCCCTGGACGACCATGGGCGCGCTGCTCGCCGCGGCTGATAGCGGCGGGCGGTTGTCCATGGCCATTGCCGGGCCGCTCATGCCGAAGCTGACGGCCCCGGCTGCTGCCAGTTGCTTGGCCATGGCGGTGACCGCGCCCAGCGGGCCGCCCTGGCCGCCCACCAGCCCCTGCTCCAGGCCCTGCATGGTGAAGCCGCCCAGCTCGGCGAACACGCGCGACGGCGAGTGGATGCCGAGCTTCTCCTTGAACCAGCCGACGGTGCTGTCGCCGACGCCGCCGATCGCAGCCTTAACGGCGCCGAGCTTGTTCTTGATGCCGTTTACCAGGCCGTCCAGGAGCATGCCGCCGAAGTCGGAGAACTTGGCTGGCAACTCCACGCCGAAGTAGCTCATCAGGCCGGCGAAGGCGCGGTAGAACAGCCCCTGCGGTGAGAAGTTGAGGATCAGCGTGGCGATGCCGGTGAGGCCGCCGGCGAAGCCCTGCTTGATCTCCGCCCACAGGCCGAGGAAGAACGCCTTGACCGGCTCCCAGTTGCGATAGATCAGGTAGGCCGAGGCCGCGATGGCGGTCACCGCCAGGCCGATGGGGTTCATCATCAGCGCCCGACCGATGAACAGGATCGCCTTGCCCACCATTGGCAGCACGGCCTTGCCCAGGTTGAGCAGAACGGTACCCAGGCTCGCGCCCTTGATGCCGAACAGCGTCAGCGCGTAGCGCGCCATGGCGAACGGGCCGAGGAAGCTGGCCAGGCCCAGGGTGACGGCGCCGAACCCAGCGGCCAGCGCTGCCACGCCGGCCACGGTCTTGATGATCTGCCCGGCGAGTTCCGGGTTGGCCTTGACCCAGTCGGTCACGCGGCCGATCACGCTGTTGAAGCTCTCGAACAGCTCCACCAGCGTGGGGCGCAGGGTCTCGCCCAGGGTGGCCGAGAGGTTAAAGGCCCGGTTCTTGGCCATGTCCATGCGCGCCGATATCAATTCCGCGCGGATGTCCGCTTCGCGTTGCATGGAGCCTGAGCCGGCGGTGGAGTTGGCCATGTCCAGCTGACGGCGGTACTCGCCGATGTTCTGGGCCAGCTTGGCGGCGTCGTCGCCGAACTCCTTGCCGAACAGCTGCGTCGTGACGCCGAGCTGCTCGGCCTTGGGCAGCTTGTTGATGGCGTCCAGGACCTGCTGCAGCGTGCCCGTCGCGTTCTCGGCCATGCCGCTCTGCAGCGCCTCGGCTTCGAGCCCCAGCGCCTTGAGCCCGGCCTGGAAGCGCTTGGGCTGCTGTGTGGCGATCGCCAGCTCGCGGATCATCGCGTTGGTGGCGGTGCCGGCTACCTCGGCGGTGGCGCCCAGGGTGAGAAAGGTGGAGCCCAGGGCGGCGGCGTCCTTGTAGCTCATGCCCACCGAGGCGGTGACGCCGGCCGTGCGCTGCAGCACCTCGATGATGTCCGCGCCCTTCGACTTGGCGTTGTCGTCCAGGTAGTTGATGGCGTCGCCCAGCTGGCTGACGTTCTGGATCGGGATCTTGTACAGGTCGGCGATGCGCGCGAGGTTCTCGCCGATCTGGTCGGCCGGCAGCTCGAACGCGGTGGCGGCATTGGCGGCCACCTCGGCGAACGCCAGCAGGTTGTCCTTGCCGGACACCCCCATGCGCGCCGCGCCTTCCACCAGGGCGGCGATCTCGGTGGTGGCCATGGGGATGCGCTCGGCCATGGCCTTGATGGCGTCGGCCATCTCGAAGTAGGTGCTGGTGAGCTGCCCGTTGCCGTCGCGGGCGCCTTCCACCTGCTTGGCCACGCCCGCCATGGCGTCCTCGAAGCCCATGTAGCTCTGCACGGTGCTGAGCACCGGAACGCCCATGGCGGCCCCTGCCGCGGCAGAGCCTGCACCGGCGCCGGCCATGCTGCCGGCGAGCTGCTGCGTCTTGTCGTACTGAGCCCGGGCCATTGCGAGCTGCTTGGTCTGCGCGGTCAGGCGCTGCATGCGCCGGCCCTGCTCGGTGATGGCCTGGTTGGTCTGTTCGATGCGTTGGCGCAGGTCGCGCTCGTGCTGGCTGAGGTTGCGCGTGCTGATGCCAGCGGCGCTGAGCTTGTTGCGCAGGCCCTGGAGCTGCACCTGCTGCTCCTGGTGCTGCCTCTTGAGGGCGGTGGCTTCGCGGATGGCGCCCTTGAGGTCGCGGGTCATCTGCCGGGTGGGCACGCCAGTGGCGGCCAGGTCCTTGCCGAGCGCCTTCACGCGCTCGCGGGCGGCCTGCAGGGCGGTTTCGGTCTGCTCGCTCGCCGCGCGCAGGGTGCGCCAGCTGCTGACGTCGCGCTGCTGCGCTTGCAGGGTCTTGAGCTGGTCGCGAGAGTCCTTGAGGGCGCGGCCGAGGCCGACGCTCCCCTGAGTGATGGCGCGGATCGGCCGGGTGGCTCGGTCAATGGCCTGGAGGATCACCTCCATCTTCAAGTCATTGGCCATGCTTCAGCTCCCAGCGTGTTCTGGCCCGCTCGCGCCATTCGATCAGATCAGAAAGGGCCAGCGGGTCCATGTCCGCCGGCGCCCAGTGAAAGACCACGGCCAGGTCGGCCATGGCGTCTTCTACGCAACGAGGGCAGCTTCCTTCGCCGACTTCTGCAGCAAAAAACCGGACACCGCGACGCCGCAGGCCATCAGGTCGGCCGGGTCCATGGCGCCGATCTCGTGATCGGTGAGGCTGGGGGTGCTGATGCGCGGCAGCACCTTGCGCAGGGCCAGCACGTCCATCTGCACCAGGTCGACCAGGGTGACGCCGCGCAGCTCGCCGCTCATGGGCTTGCGCAGGGTGACGGTGTCGTGGGTGGTCTCGCCGCGCTTGATAGGGGTGTCGAGCTTGATGACCGCTTCGTTGGGGTTCTTGGCCTTTTCGGCGGTGGTCTCGGGGGTTTCCATGGGGTTGCTCCTTGGGTGCGTTGAGGCCGCCAGCAGGGTCGCTGCTGACGGGTTGCGGAAAGGGTGGCGCTGGCTGTGCACGGCTTAGATGCCGAGGGCCTTGCGGTGCTCTGCCAGGCGGTCGTCGCCGTCGACGATGTAGACGAAGTTGAGCAGGTCGATCTCGATGAGGACCTCACCGTCGACGCTGAGCTTGTAGTAGGTCAGAGCGGTGGTGATCTTGTGCTCGGTGTCTTCGCCGGGCTCGGCGTCGCCGAAGTCGATCTCTTCATGCCGGCCGCGGGTGACGATCTCCACCGCGCTGACTTCGCCGGTGTCGTCGCGCTGCACCGAGCCGGAGAAGCGCAGCTGCACGCCGTCGACCTTGGTGGCGCCGAACTGGCGCACGGCGATCAGATCCCAGCCGCCGAGGGTCCACTCCAGCTGCAGGCCGTCGTCGCTGTGGCCCATGTCGACCTTGACCGGGCCGTCCATGCCGCCGCCCCGGTATGCCTCCAGCTTGCGGCCGAGAACCGGCAGGGTGACGGCCTTGGCGATGCCGAGGTAGCTGTTGCCGTCGTTGAACAGATTGAAGTGCTTGAGTTTCTTGGGCAGGGCCATGGTCGGGCTCTCCTACGGCGCGGCCTGGGCCGCGCAGGTGAATGGGTGTCAGGCGTTGACGGCGGCGGCGAACTGGACCAGGTGGCGGTCGGTGATGCGCTGGCGCAGCAGCAGGTTTTCCAGCGGCGGTACCGGGGTGTAGTCGTAGTCCAGGTAGAGCTTGCCGGCCTTGAGGGTGTCCTTGTCGTTGGCGGCCTCGTCGTACCAGCACTCGAAGCCGAGCAGGTAGCCCAGGCGGACCAGCTCGCGGCCCTTGGCGTTGATGCCTTCGACGATGTCGCGCACCAGGGAGGGGTGCATGGGCTTGTCCACCGCCCAGAAGTGCGCCTCGGCCATGGTGTCCGCCAGTACCTGCGCCGAGCGGGTGTAGTTCTCGAAGGCGAACAGCGGATCAGCCGAGCAGGTGCGCGAGCCCCAGAAGCGGAAGCCATCGCGGCGGATCAGCGTGGTGACCTCGTCGGCGTTGAGCAGCCCGGCGTCGGTGGCTGGGTTCTGCAGGTCGAAGTAGATGTCCTTGGACAGGCCCGACACGCCGTTGACCGGCACGTTGGAGAGGGTCTTGTGCCAGCCGACCTGCTCGTCCAGCTTGGCGCGCAGGCCTAGGGCGCGAGCGATGGCGCTCGCCGGTGCATTGGCGTTCGCCACGGTGTCCCAAGAGACGAAGTCCGGCCAGATGAGCATCAGCTCACGCGCACCGAAGCCGGCGCGGTAGGCAATGGCATCGCTGACGGTCTCGCAGCCGTAGGCGTTGGCGTAGGCGAAGCCGCGCAGCTTCTCGGCGATCGATACCAGCTCGGTGGCTACCGGCAGCGAATCGAGCCCGGGCACGCCGAGGATGCGCGGCTTGACGCCGAGCTGGGCCTCAGCAGCCAGCAGCGCCTTCATGCCCTGGTATTCGCCGGTTGGGCTTACGCCGCCGATGATATTGCTGGTGGTCGCGGCCTCGTCGGCGCCCTCTTCCACGCGCACCACGACGGTGACGGGCGATGCCTGGTCGGCGATGGCATCCAGGCTGCGCGCCAAGGTGCCCAGCTCGCCGGCGGAACCGGAGGCGGTGAGCACGTCGGTGAGCAGTACCGGCTTGTTGAGGGGGAACTTGACCGCATCAGCATCCGACGCGGTGCAGACCATGCCCACCACGGCGGTGGAAACGGTGCGAATGGGGCGGGTGCCCTCGTTGATTTCGAGGACGCGGACGCCGTGATGGTAATCGGTGGCCATGGGGTTGAGGCTCCTGGGCGAGTGCCGGATCAGTGAGCCTTGAGGGTGACGCGCGCGCGCAAGAGGCGCACGCGGCGGGCTGTGTAGCGGTGGGGGTTACAGCACGGACAAGAAAAAGCCCCGACTTGCGGGGCTGTTCTTCCAGCAATGAATCACGCCGCGGCGTTACCGACGCCTGCCACTGCCGCCTCGATCGCGGCGATGGTCTGCTCAGCCAGCTGCTGCGCCTGCTCGACCTCGTCGGCGGCCATCAGCGTGCGGATCTGCTCCTTGGCGGCAAGGCGCGTTTCGCGGATGACATACAGCGCCTCGGTGTACGCCGCAGCCTCGGCCAGGATGCTGTCCGCAGCCTGTTGGGCGGTGCGCCCGTTGATGGCCCAGGCGGCGACGGTGCGGGGCACCGCGTCTGCTGGGTAACCGGCGTCCGCGAAGGTCTGCGCCTCGATGCGGGCGCGGTCGTATTCGACGGCTCGCAGTGGATCGCCAGCTACCTTGCGACGGGCCTCATCTGCGGCGGTGTCGACATGAGCGCACAACTCCTCGGCCGTTGGCACGTGAGGGGGCGGGTCGACCAATATTGGGAGTCCTGCAGCGTCGTGGCTGCGAACTTTACCCGCGGTCGGATTTGCAATAACCGACTGATAACGTTCATTCGAAATCGGGATGGCATCAGGCGGTAACGAAGTGTGAATCCCCGGGAGATAGGTATTACCGGTGGTAGGGCTGTACATTCTCGATGCCATCTGTCATTTCCCCCATGCAAGATATGAATAGGTGCGGGCGGAAGCGACACCATTGATCATTTTCCCACCGTTAACGCTCAGTTCGGCCACGTTGGCATAGCTGACCGTCGCGCCTTGCCACGCGGTAGTGATGTAGTAATAGGGGATACAACCATAGACGGAGGTGGGGAATGCCAAGGGAAATGAAAACGATGCCTCGCTGTTTACAGCTGCAGCATTGGATGACCCCGCCCCCCATTGCACAATCCATGAGCCAAGCCAGCTGGGGAACGCGATGTAACCGTTATTCCCGAAGCTCGCGGCAAACCCCCACCTCAGCTTTTTTGGCGTAACTGCCACATCATCCAGCGCCCCTGCATTCACCTCCGCCTGGGTGCCCACTCGTAGCGCCCCGCGCAGAGCTTCGTCAGCCTTGGCGGCCGCCGAGCGCAGCGCCTGGAACACGCGCAGCGCCGTCATGATTTTGCTGTTGTCTGTCCCGGTCTCGGCGTCTAGCTGCGTGGCCCGGACGGTCAGATCGTCCACGTACTTGCGCGTCGCCAGCACCACGCTCGGGTCGATTTTCAGCTGGATGTTCTGAGTGCTGCTCACCAGGATATTGAGGCGGACCACCTGAGTGCGTCCGCTGCCCTGGGCGAGTTCGGGCTTATAGGTCGGCGGGCAGTTGGCCACGGCAACCAGATCGCCCGCTTCGTCATATAAACCGATCTCGCGGATCCACCAGCCGCCAATGTCCTCGGGGATGACCTGCTCGGCGATGATGATCGCGCTGTTGTTCGGGTCGATGCTCAGCTGGTTGAGCGGTGCGCGGCGGCGCTCGTTGATCAGCTCTGTCTGGGTGCGGCTCGGCATCGGTTCGGCGCCGTTGGCATCGCCGACGCCGAGCTGGGTGATGTTCAGGTTGACGCCCAGGGCGGTGGCGTTGGCCAGCTTGGCCTCGCCGACAGCGGTGAGCATGGCCATGTATTGCGAGTTCTGGTCTGCCATATCAGCGGATGTCCATGGTGTCGATGACGTGTTCGCGCGCGCCCCAGGCCAGCGTGCCGCCGACCTCGATGTCACGCGATGCGGGTGGGTAGACGGTGAGTTCGTCGCCGGTGGTGAGCGCGGCGCCGATGTGGGCCGTGCCGGTGACGTCCAGGCCGATGGCCAGGCCGACCAAGTGGCGGCTGACGGGCTTGGCGTCGTCGATCAGCCAGGTGAGCTCCTGGTACATCTCTTCGGTGATGCCGGTATCCAGCACGCCCACCAGCAGGCGGAAGGTGCCAGGCGTGCCGAGCGGCGCCTCCTCCCACCACTCGCGCACTTCGATGAGGTAGCCCAGCGGCTCGACCACCCGGCGCAGCGCGCCGATGGTGCCCTTGTGGGCGTGGATGAAGTAGGCGGCCTTGATGGCATCGCGCTTGGCACGCTCGGGCCAGGCGCTGGACCAGCGATCGACGGAAAACGCCCAGGCGAGGTACGGCAGCAGATCCACCGGGCAAGTGTCCGGATTCCAGAGCTGGCGCAGCGGTACCGGGACGCGTTCGATCTGCGCAAGGGCCTCAGCGGCGAGGCGCTCCAGCTCGCTGGCGTTGGGGGGTAGCAGGCCGAGGCTCGCCATCAGACCTCCGCCACCGTGACGGTGAAGCCGGTGCAATACGGCGCCTGGGTTTCAGTGGCGATCACGTCGACCCAGCCGGGCAGCTCGACGCGCTTGACGCCCTCGATGTGCAGGGCGGCGTCCAGGGCGGAACGGTTGATCTCCTGCCCCAAGCGGCGGCGCTGGCTGACCAGGGCGAGCCCGCGGGCCTCGGCGGCGGCGCGGATCGGCTCAGCCTCGGGGCCGACGGTGTTGAGGTAGAGCACGGCGTTGACGCTGTAGGGCAGCACCTCCGCGCCCTGAACGGTGAGGCGGTCAGCGACCGGGCGGCGGTCTTCGTCGCTGAGGTAGGCATCCACCGCGGCGAGCAGCTCAGCATCGGCGCTGCCGTCGCCCAGGGCGCTCTGCACGGTGACGATGACCTCGGCCGGGTTGGGACTGATGCAGGAGGCGTCGGCCACACGGCCATCGGCGCTGCGTGCATGGAAGATGTAGGCGTTGCGCGGGCCGGCGGTGCTCAGCCCCTCCATGGCCATTTGAATGCGCTCGCGCAGGGGTTCGTCCTCTTCCATCACGGCCGCTACTGGCGGCACGGCGCTGGGGTTGGCCGGGGTGACGATCAGGCGGGCCACGTTGAAGCGCGCGCCGATCTGCTCCAGGTCCGCGCCCTTGGCGAACGGCAGCATGACGGCCAGTGCGGCTTCGTTGACGCGCTGGCGCCAGAGGGTCTCGCGGTAGGCGTTCTCCTGCAGCAGCTTGGTGAGCGGCTCGGATTCCAGCGCCAGGGTGGCGGCGACCTCGGCCTGCTTGTCGGCGGGCCAGAGGCTGATGGCGAAGGCCTTGCGCTCGGCGAGGATGGCTTCGTAGTCGATCGGCTCGACCACATCGGGCGTCGGCAGCTGGGCGAGATCGATGGGGGTAAAGGTGCTCATGCGGCGGCTCCCAGGGCGAGCGGCACGCGCAGGCTGAGCGGCTCGTTGCTGTCGGTGCGGCTGCCTTCCACGTCCAGATAGGCCTGGCCGGGCTGCTCGCCGAGGATGAGCTGCACACGGCTCAGGCGAATGCGCGGCTCCCAGCGCATCAGCGCCATGGCCACGGCGGCGTAGGCCTGCAGGCGGGTGGCGTCATTGAAGGGGGCGTCGATCAGGTCCGGCAGCAAGCTCCCGTATTCGCGGCGCATGACGCGGCTGCCGATCGGCGTGGTGAGCACGTCGGCGATGGATTGCGCCAGATGCGCAGCGCCGGTGATGGTGCGGCCGGAGGTTGCGGCGAGACCGGTCATTGCGGTGCCCCCGTGTTGCTCGGACCGCTCTGCACGCCGCCGTGTACGTGGTTGACCAGGCTGATGCCAGCGGCGAGCACGTCTTCGCTGACGGTCACGGTGCCGGTGATGTCGACGTTGCCGAGGATGGTGACGCCGCCCGGTGCGGTGAGCTGGGCCTGGCCGCCGGCGGGCAGGACGGCCAGCAGGCGCTTGGCGATGCTGTCGTACTCGATGACGGCACCGTCGCGGTAGGTGCGGCGGTGCAGGCCTTCGCGGTCGCCGTTGGCCGGGATCAGATCAGAGAACAGGCCTGTCAGCGCCACGCCCTGGGCAAGGTTGCCGGATGGGCTCAGCAGCACCACCTGCTCGCCGACGGTGGGCGGGTCCCACTCGCGGTCGGCACCGGCGCGCAGGTTCAACCAGGGGCGCCAGGCGGTGGTGATGTTGCCGCTTTTCACCTGGACGCGAGGCGGCTGCATCTGGACCGCTTCGATGGTACCGAAGCGGACGATGTTTTCGAGCAGGCGGGCGAGGTCGGCAATGTTCATGCCGCTGATGCTGCGGCTCGCGCGCGCGTGGCGCACGGTGCTGAGCCTGTAGCGCGGGCTGCTACAGGGCGAGGTCAGCGGGTGAGGTGTTCCAGGAGCTGGTCGCGGATCAATTCCAGATCGGCATCGGTGAAGCCGAGCAGCTCGCGGCGCTCGTATTGCACCTCGGCCTGGCCGCGATCGGGACGGTCGCGCAGGCCGTACTGGTGGACGCGGGCGATGCGGGCCACGCGCCCCATGAAGCTGATGGCGATGGCGTCCGGGGTGCTGCGCAGCTTGAGGTGCGCGGCTTGGCGCAGCTTGGTGAACATCTGGCGTTTGATGCGTCCGACCTTGCCGCGCAGCTTGCGGGGCTTGCGCGGCGCGTACGGGGTGCCGTCCGGGTTGCGCTGGCTGGCCACGCGCTGCTGCTGGCTGCGGCGCAGCTCGCGGCCGATCTGCTGGTTGAGCTGGCGACGGGCACCGGGCTCCAGCCGGGCCAGCAGAACGCCGGCCCAGTCTTCCAGGGCGCGAAGATCGTCAGCCATGGCGCACCGGATGCGGGCTTGCGATGTCGCCGCCATCCTGAGCGGTGCTCTGCCACTCGGCCAGCAGCACGCCATCGGCGAACAGCTGCCAGGTGCCCGCTTCCAGGAAGGGCTCCAGCTGGGGTTCGTCCGGGTGGGTGACGTCCAAAGCACCGGCGGCCTGCTTTTTGACGATGACGCGTTCGGTCAGCGGCAACTTGATGGAGAGGTCGACTTTGCTGTTGTCCAAAACGTCCGCCTCGAAGGCGATGGCGGTCTTGCCCTTCTCCTGGTTGGCCAGCAGTTCGTGGTGGTTGACCATGACCCAGGCGAGGAGGGGAATAGCGACGGCGTCCGGGTGGCCGGCGAAGTCGGTAAGGATGACGTTGAGGGTGTAGCTGTACTCAAACGACAGCCCGTGGGCGGCGGTGCTGCGGATGGTGCCGTTGTCGATGAATACCAGCAGACGGTCGGGGTTTTTGTGCAGCTCGGGCACGGCGGCGAGCAGGTGGGCCCGCAGGGAGTTGGGCTTGTTCATGGCTGGGGGCTTCGTGCGTTGTGGTCGACGATGATGTCCACCTTGGCGGCGCATTCGCCCCAGGCGGCCATGAGGTAGTCGCCGTCGTCGCTCAGCTCGCCGTTACTGACTGGCGCCGCCGGGGCCAGCGTGCAGCGCGTCACGACCGGACAGCCACTGACGGTAACCTGCGGCTCCGGTGATGGCGGGGCGCTGGTGCAGGCGGCGAGCAGCATCAGGCAAAGGCTGAGCAGCCCAAGTCGCATGGGTTGGGTCTTCACTGCGGCGTTCCTTCTTCTTGAGCTGGTCGGTGGCGTGGGCCTGGCGCAGGTCGCTGAGCGTCTGCTGCAGGGCGAGCTGGTCGAGGCGCTGGGCGGCGACCTCGCCGGTGAGGCGGGAGATGGTGGCGGCCTGGCGGGTATTGCGCTGATGGGCGGTTTGCAGGCGCTCGATGGCGAGATCGGCCTGCGCCTGGGCGGTGTCAATGCGCTGTTGCTGAATCCAGACCAGCAGGCAGAGCGCGGCGACCAGGGCGAGGCCGTAGAGGAGCTGGCGGGCGGTGGTCATGCCGCGCGCTCCTGCTCGCCGGCGAACTGCGCATAGGCCCGGGCGAGCTTCACGTCATAGAGGTTGCGGGCGTAGGCCGGGCCGTTGTAGCAGCGGGCGAACTCGGCCCACTTCTTACCCTTGAGCGCCTTGTGCAGGGCGGGGTCGGTTTCGATGAAGGTGACGAAGGCGTCGAGCTGGGCGGCCTCGCTCAAGGCCATGGTGTCCGCGAAGTGCTGGGCATCCAGGTAGCCGAGGCGCTGCCAGTGGTAGCCCATGATCTGGAACAGGCCCCAGCTGGCGGACTCGAGCGCGGCGGCCGCGTGGATCTGCTGTGCCTGGGCGAGACGCTGATGCTCGGCGGTACCGCCGATGTAGCCGCCTGACTTGCGGTTGATCAGGGCGGGATGCTTGGCGGCCAGTGCGTCCGCCTGTGCGGCGCCGACGCCGTAGGCCAGCAGGCGCTCGAACATCACGTGCCGCTCGAACAGGATCACCGGTCGGCCGTTGCTGGCGAAGCCCTCGCCGCGGCTCTCCACCTGATTGACGGCCATAACGCTGGCCAGCGGCACGCCGAGGCGGTCGGCAGCCTGCTGGAGGTCCTTCCGCTTCAGGTAGCGCGAGGTGTCGTAGCCGTGAAGCGCCGCCAGTGTCTTCGGGCCGGCGACGCCATCGTTCACCAGACCGGCGCGGCGCTGAAAGGCAACAACGGCGCGCTCGGTCTGCTCACCGAAGTCGCCGTCCACAACCACAGCGAAGCCGGCCAGCGTGAGTGCGGCTTGCAGGTTGCGCACGGCGAGGCCGCGCGAGCCGATGATCAGCAGCTCGCTCATACGCCTTCCACCTTGCGCTCGAACAGGCGCTTGGCGCCGGCCCGGACGCCTTCGGCGCCGACCAGGCCGATGATGCCGCCGAAGAACGGGGCCGCATCCAGCGGGATGCCGAACAGCGCCAGGCCATTGCTGGCGGCCAGGGTGATTAGGCCGCAGACGACGGACTCGATGGCGATCCGGCGCAGCGAGCCGCCGCCGAGCATCAGCCGCGAGCCGGCGATGCCCATAGAGAGCGCCGCGGCGTAGATGATGGGGTAGTTCTCCTGTACCCAAGCGGCCAGACGCGCCAGGGTTTCCGGTTGGTCATGCATGCGCTTCATTCCACTGTCCGTTGAGCGTGAGGGTGTTGATGTGCTGGGCGACTTCGCCCAGCTGAGCCGGGCTGTAGCGTTGCGGCATGGGGAAGCCGAGCGCGGCGGCGCAGAACTCGCTGCAGAACCAGCGACGCCGGCTGTGCAGGCCGACCGGGAGCAGCTGGCTGCCGAACAGGCCGAAGAAGTCGTAGCCCTGCCCCGCGTTGGCGCGGAACACACGGGCGATCTGGCGATAGTCCGCCCAGGGCAGCGGGATGAGGTCCCAGTGTTCGAGGTTCAGCTCGATGTGCTTGGCGCGCACGCCGCCGTCCATCGCCGAGGCGGAAAGCCAGCGGCCATCGGCCAGGACCAGTTCGCAATGGCTGTACTTGGAGCGCGTCCAGAGGCGGACCAGGCGGTTGAACAGCGTGCCGCGACCCTTGTAGAGGGCGAGGTAGATCAGTCCCATAGGTTCACCACTTGGCGTTGTTCGGCTTGCGGGGCGGCATCCGGCAGGGTGACGGCGGTGCCGTGGGGGATTACGGGGCCGAGATCGGCGAGCCCGGGGTTGGCATCGAGGACGGCCTCGGTGACACCAGCGGTGCGGCCGTAGTACCGCCAGCAGATGGCGTCGACGGTGTCGCCCTGGTTGGCGATCACGGTGGTCATCAGAGCAGCTCCACCGTGGTGTGGCTGATGCCGAGGATGCTGCGCAGGGCGTGGCGCGCGTCGCGGCGCAGCTCGTCGATGTTGGTGCTGTCCTCGGTGGCCTTCTGCTCGCCGCTGTTGGTGGCGTCGAAGCTGCGGTAGCGCTCGACCAGTTCGGCGGTGGCGCGGCAGTAAATGGTGCGGCGGTAGAGGTGCAGCAGCTGGCTTTCGCCCTTGATCTGCGGTGCCGGCACGTCTGACAGGGTGAGGTGGCCCTCTTCAGTACGGGCGCGGCGGTATAGGTCGAGTTCGCGGTTGGCCTCGATCATGGCGTTGATCGCGGCCACCTCGATGCGCTCGGGGGTGACGCTGGCGTCCAGGCGCATGGCGGCGCGCAGGTCGAGGCAATCGATCACCGGCCAGAAGGCATCGTTCTCGATCTTGTGCTCGGCGGTGGTGGTGCCTGTGGCGATAAATCCGCTCATGCCTATCGCTCGAATGGGTCGGCGGTGGTCGGGGCTTCACGACTAGGCCAAGGAGAAAACCTGTCGATCCGCCCCGAGCCGCCGGGTGCGTGGGGACGCTCAGTTAGCGGAGGACTCGCCGGTGCCGGTGCGGGCATCCGGAGCGCCCTGGTCGGCTTCGGCGCCCTTGGCCTGGTCGGGCTGGGGCTGATCGTCTGCCGGGGGCTCGCCGGTACCGGTATCGGTAGGCGCGCTTTCCGCGTGTTTCTTGAGGAGGCGCTCGGCGCGCTCCAGATCCTTCTTGCCACCGCAGCTGTTGTGCAGCTCGATGGCGCGTTTGAGCAGGTCGATACCGAACTGCAGCCAGGCCCGTTCGTCCTGGGTGAGCGCTTCGGCGTCGTAGTTGAGCTGGGCCAACTGGGCGCGGCCTTGGGCGAGAACCAGCTTGGCGCGGGCCTCGTCGGGCATGTCCTGGTCGGCGGTGAGCTCGGCGGTGCGGTTGAGGGTTACCAGCGGGAAGGGTTTGCCGGCCTTCTGGGCGCTGAGCGCGGCAGTGGCGACTTCCTCGGCTACCAGGCAGCCGGTGGTGCGGTTGAATCGATCCGGCATCACCAGCTGGTGGTGCAGCACGTACTCGGCGATCTGCAGGCCGCCGTCGAAGTCGCTGGCATCGAAACGCCAGACCATGACGGTGACCAGCACGTCGTCCTGGGCGCCTTGGCCTGCCGCGAGTACGCCTTCGATGTAGGGGACGTAATCCGGCAGCAGCTCGGCCTTGAGCTTCGCCTTGCCTTCCGTGGACTGCACCTGCTTGAGGCGGAACTGGTCTTGCTGCAGCTTGGCCAGCATCACCTCATAGCCGGTAGCGCCATCCATTAGCGCGGCGGGGGCGGCGGCTGCCGCCTCCTGGGCTGCGCGCTTGCGCAGCTGGTTACGTTGGGCAAGGGTCAGGCTCATGGCTTACACCTTCTCGATTTTCTCGACCAGGGCGACCAGGCCGAGGTCTTCCACGACGTAGGCGTCGTTGGAGGACTGGTAGTCGGCGATGCGGTCGTATTCCGGCTCGTCCTTGAGGTGGCGGCGGCGGGCGCCTTCCTGCCAGTAAATCGACAGGTTGCTCAGGGTGGTGACCAGCACGGTGCCGTCCGGGAAGTAGGGGGCGTCGACGATCGGCAGGCCGCCCAGCCGGGCGCGGGTGACGATCTCCTGTGCGGCGTTCTCTTCCTGGTTGGAGGTGGCGCCTTTCTCGACCGCGGCCAGCAATTTCTCGTGCATCAGGTTGCGCGAGACGATGACGATCAGGTCTGGGTGGCTGCGGTGCCACGGGTCCAGCATCTGGACGGCATCGAAGACCAGGCCATCGAGGGTCTTGTAGTCGCCGGCGGCGCCGACGGTGACCTTGCCAACGGTGGCGCCTTCATCGAGCACGCGATCCGGAGCCTTGGTGCGGATCTTCTGCAGCCAGCCGATGTTGACGTCCTGGCGCAGCGGGTAGGTTGCCGCGTTGGTGGCCGCGGCGGCGGAGACGCCGTTCCAGCCGATCATCAGGCGGTCAAGGGCCTGCCGTTGGGCGATGGCCGCAGTGAGGCGGGTCTGGAAGTCCGGGAATTTGGCCCAGGCATCGAGCAGCACGTAACGGAAGGCGCTGTCGAAGTTGGTCTGCTTGCAGGTGTAGTCGTCCTTGGACAGAGCCTGATGCTCGCCAGGGTTACGGCGGTTGCCGCCTGCGGTGTCGGTACGGCTGGCGATCGGACCGTTTACGCCCAGCAGCAAGGCCTCGCCCGACTGCTCCATTACGCCGATGACGTTGATGCGGCCGAGCAGGGCGGTGGATTCCTGGATGGCAGTCTCCAGATTCTGCTGCACGCTGGGCTCGACGTTGAACTTGACGGCGGCGCTGTCGACGCCGTTCAGCTTGGCTACCTGTGCCAGGTAGCCGTTGTAGGCGATTCGGGTTTCGTTACGCATGGTGTGCTCCGAGTGGGCGCTGGTGATGGGTCAGAACTTGGCCAAGGCTTTGCCGTCGCCGCCGGTGGCGGGTGGGCGCTGCTGTTGGCTGTGGTCCTCGGTATCGCTGAGGCGCGTGACCAGGTCGGCCAGCTCGGTTTCGAGCTTGTCGACCTTGGCGCTCAGCTCCTGGCGAGCCGTCTGTTCTGCGGTGAAGGCTTCGCCCTGCTCCTGAGCGTGCGAGGCTAGGGCCTCAACCGCTTCGGTCAGCTCGGAGAACTGGGCGTCGTCCTTGACGGCTTTGTCCTTGCTCTTGCCGAGGGCTTCCATCACGCGGGAGAACAGGCCGGCGACCTTGCTCTCGCTGTCGGTGACTTCCTCGAATTCGAGGGCGACTTCGATGGCTTCGGAGAACAGGTTTTCGGGGTCGTTCTTCCGCGCCTTGAGGGGGTTGGCGTCGGGGTGCTGGGCGCTGAAGGTGAGCATCTCGGTACCCAGGCTGGCCGGGGTATCGGTAACGGCGATGCCGTCCAGATACGCACGGCCGGTGTCGGCGAACTTCGGGCGGATCTCGATGCTGGTGAAGATCTTCTGCCGTGCCTTGTTCAGAGCGATGAGGTCGGCGGTCGGCTCGATCTGGGCAAACAGGGCCAGCTTCTTCTTGCCGGCAATCTCGACTTCTTCGGTTTTCAGGGCGGTGACGTCGCCGTAGGCCTTGAACGGGCCGTCCGGCAGTAGGCTGCGGAAGTGTTCCAGCCATACGCGGGCGCCGTAGGTGTTCGGGTTGTAGGTTTCGGCAGCGTCCACCAGCCATTGACGTTCGATGGTGCGGCCGTCGGTGGTGGCGCCTTCGACGGCGACGCGGAAGAACTTGCTGCGGTACTTCTTGGCGGTGGGGTTGCTTGCGGCCATGGGGCTTTCCTCAATCCGGGGCTGTGGGCCTTTCGTTGAGGGCATGGTCGGTACCCGGCGGGGGCGCGGCAACGCGGTTGGCGTGTAGGACAGAGCGATACAGGACGCGCCGGTAGGGGCTCGCGCGCGCGAGCGGCAGCATCGGCGCCATGAACGCTATCGTCGAACTCCCTACCGATCACCGCCGCCACGCCAAGCACCTGTATTGGCAGGGCTATCGCGTCTGCGAGATCGCCGAGCTGCTCGGCGAGAAGGAGAAGACGCTGCACAGCTGGAAGGCCCGGGACGAGTGGGACCGGGCTACGCCGTTGGAGCGCATCCAGGCGGCCACCGAGGCCCGCCTGGTGCAGCTGATACTCAAGGAACCGAAGAGCGGCTCGGATTACAAGGAGATCGACCTGCTCCACCGGCAAATGGAGCGGCAGGCCCGAATCCAGCGCTACCAGGACGGCGGTACCGAAACCGACCTCAACCCTGAGCTGGCCAAGCGCAACGCCGGGGAGAAGCGTAAACCCAAGCGCAACGACATCACAGAGGAGATGGTCGAGAAGCTCGTCGAGGCGTTCCTCGACGGGTGCTTCGACTACCAGAAAGACTGGTACCGAGCAGGTAACCAGCGCACTCGGGCCATTCTGAAGAGCCGGCAGATCGGCGCGACGTTCTATTTCGCCCGCGAGGCGTTGATCGATGCGCTGACCACCGGGCGCAACCAGATCCTCCTGTCGGCCAGCAAGGCGCAGGCGCATATCTTCAAGGCGTATATCCAGGCCTTCGCCCGCGACACGGTCGGGGTTGAACTCACCGGCGACCCGATCATTCTGCCGAACGGCGCCGAGATGCACTTCCTGGGTACCAACGCGCGCACCGCCCAGGGCTACCACGGCAATTTCTACTTCGACGAATTCTTCTGGACGTTCAAGTTCAACGAGCTGAACAAGGTGGCCAGCGGCATGGCCATGCAGAAGCAATACCGGCGCACCTATTTCTCGACGCCCAGCTCGATGGCGCACGAGGCCTATTCGTTTTGGACGGGCGAGCGCTTCAACAAGGGCAAGCCAGCGGCTAAGCACCTCAAGCTGGATGTGAGCCACGACTCGCTGCAGCAGGGGCGGCTGTGCGAGGACCGGATCTGGCGGCAGATCGTCACCATCCTGGACGCCGAGGAGCGTGGCTGCGACCTGTTCGATATCGACGAGCTGCGCCTGGAGTACGACGCCGCGGCGTTCCAGAACCTGCTGATGTGCCAGTTCGTCGACGATGGGGCGAGCATCTTCCCGCTCAATCTGCTGCAGCCGTGCATGGTGGACAGCTGGTCGGTGTGGACGGACTACCAGCCGATGGCGATGCGGCCGTTTGCCGATCGGCAGGTATGGGTGGGCTATGACCCGGCCGAGTCTGGCGATTCGGCCGGCCTAATCGTGGTGGCGCCACCGCTGGTACCGGGCGGCAAGTTCCGCGTCCTGGAGCGGCATCAGTTCCGCGGGATGGACTTCAACGCCCAGGCCGAGACGATCCGCCAGGTGACGCGCCGCTACTGGGTGACCTACATCGGCATCGACACCACCGGTCTCGGCAGCGCGGTGGCGCAGCTGGTGCGTCAGTTCTTCCCGGGCTTGAAGACTTTCTCCTACAGCCCTGAGGTGAAGACGCGCTTGGTGATGAAGGCCTGGGACGTGATCAGCAAGGGCCGGCTGGAGTTCGACGCCGGCTGGACTGACCTGGCGTCGTCGCTGATGGCCATCCGCAAGACGGTTACGCCGGGAGGGCGCCAGTTCACCTATACCGCCGGGCGCAATGAACACACGGGCCACGCCGATCTGGCTTGGGCGCTTTTTCACGCATTGCACAACGAGCCGCTGGAGGGCCAGACCGTGGCCAACACCGGCATCATGGAGATTTATTGATGAGCAAACGTCGCAACCGTAACCAGCAGGTGGCCACCACTGACCAGGTGCGCGAGGGCGAGGTGCTGGCCAATGGTGAGGGCGGCCAGTCGATGGCCTTCACGTTTGGCGATCCGATGCCAGTGCTCGATGGCCGCGAGATCCTGGACTACCTGGAATGCTGGGCCAATGGCCGCTGGTACGAGCCGCCGGTCTCGCTGGACGGGCTGGCGAAGTCGTCGAGGGCGAGCGTCTATCTACAGTCGGGCCTGATCTTCAAGCGCAACGCGCTGGCCCGCACCTTTATCCCGCACCGGCTGCTCAGCCGGGCGGCCTTCGAGCAGATCGTCATGGACTGGGGCTGGTCGGGCAACCTGTACCTGGAGAAGCGCGACAACATGCTTCGCCAGGCGATCGGCCTGCAGCCCTGCCTGGCGAAGTACATGCGGCGCGGTACCGACCTTGCGACCTACTACCAGGTGCGCGGCTGGAAGGACGAGCACGAGTTCAAGACCGGCAGCATCTGCCACCTGCGGGTGGCGGATATCAACCAGGAGATCTACGGGCTGCCGGAGTGGCTGCCGGCGCTGCAGAGCGCGCTGCTCAACGAGAGCGCCACGCTGTTCCGGCGCAAGTACTACCAGAACGGCAGCCATGCCGGCTTCATCCTGTACATGACCGACGCGGCGCAGAACGAGGACTTCGTCACCGACCTACGTAACGCGATGAAGAACAGCAAGGGCCCTGGCAACTTCCGCAACCTATTCATGTACGCGCCGAACGGCAAGAAAGACGGGTTGCAGCTGATCCCCATCAGTGAGGTGGCGGCGAAGGACGACTTCGGTGCGATCAAGAACATCAGCCGCGACGACCAGCTGGCGATGCTGCGCATCCCGCCCCAGCTCATGGGCGTGGTACCGCAGAACGCGGGGGGCTTCGGATCGATCCGGGAGGCGTCCCAGGTGTGGGCCGTCAACGAGCTGGAGCCGGAGCAGGCCCGGCTGCGGCAGATCAACGATTGGCTGGGGGAGGAGGTGGTGCGGTTTACCCCGAATGAGATGTCATTGTTGGGGTGAGCCCAGTGGCCTTAGCAAACTGGTGACCGAACGCAGTTACCCGCATTATGCCTCGCTGGGGTTCGACGCTCACTTCTTCCGTTTCGTGTGTCGCTTTAAGACTAATGAGCTCAGGGCGAGTACTTGTCCATTCATAGCTCGCATTGTTCTGAAGCCAAGTGTCATAGCGGACTTCGACCAATCCAAGCCGTATCCAATTGTCTACCATCGCAGGTAGCTGGGGGCATTCTCCAGGCAGACCATTATCGTCGGAATATGGAAGTGAGTGATTCCATAGCAGGCTCGTTCCGCCGCCGTTGCGTTGGCGAGCTTGGATTCTAACGATGGGCATCTGCTTCTGTTCTAAGACGACCTGTAGCTGAATTGCCTCGTTTGCAGTGAGCTGTCGGATGACTTCGACGAACGCTGGATGTGCCTGCTCTGCTGCCCGGTCATCCATTGCCGTAGCTAGCAGCTCAAGGTACAAACTTTTCAGTGGCGGCTCTTCATGACTGAAGGCCAATCCTTGTAGCGCTGGGCCAGCAAGCGAGGGTTTGGGCTCTACCAGCACTTCTGCGGGGATGTGCTTGGTTGCCTCCTTCAGATCGTCGCCAAAGGTAGAAGCGAAATAGACCTTTGCTCTATCGAATGCATAGTTGACCGCTGCGATGGGTAGTAGACAGTTATTTAACGCTTTGGTGAGAGTGACGGCCACCTTGCCAATCTGAACCCCCGCCTCCTTAGCCTCCGCGCTATCCCCCGCGGCGCGAATAAGCTCGCCGACTGCGGTTGTGGCCGTAGCTGCGTCCGCGATCTCGATTTGATTCCCTTCCTCAGCCATATCGACCTCCTCATTGTGAGCATCCATTCTAGCCTCGGCGCGCGCGCTCGTCCCCCCGCCACGCCCCCGGGCTAAATGTGTCGTTTTTTCTGCGCGCCTGCGGACAGCTCTACGCGGCCCAGGCAGTGGGCTGGTGGATGGGTATGAGGTAGAGCAAAACCCTGCGTTTCCCTGCAGGAAGAGCGGTTCTGGACGCTCCCGAGCTGTGTCCAGGGTATGGGCTTATGGGGGGCGATTTTCAGAAAGAGTAATTTCTGCAATCTGGCCGCAGACCGACCCTAGAGGCCGCGTCGTTCGGGGGTTCTGAGATTACAAAGGGAGGTAACTTAGAGGTAATCAAAAAGGTAATTTTTTCTAAGGTACTGATTTTGAAGGCTTTTTTAGAGGCCCGATATCACCCTATAAAAGAGTAACCAGATTACCTTTATGTTACTTGGAAGTTACCTTTTGCCATCGCCGGAAAAGCCTTGCAGATCAGGGCTTTGCGCCCGTTTCCCGGTCGATGTTACGGAAATTACTCTTTTTGCAGACCCCCCACTACCTGAGAAAACAGCCTCACGTGTGGGGCGCGTGCGCATGTACGCGACGGTTCTGCTTGTTACGTGGCTTGTTACGCTAGCCTGCGTCGGCATCAGCCTTTATAGGGCTGGAAGCCTTGGTATTCGTGGTGCCGGCACCAGGAGTCGAACCCGGGACCTACTGATTACAAGTCAGTTGCTCTACCAGCTGAGCTATACCGGCAAGTGAGGGTCGCCATTATATCCATTGCGGGCGGCGAGTAAACCGTTAGCTGACGGTCACTTGCGCTGGCTTATTCAGGCCGCTTCACATTTTGTGCGCTGTGGCTGCGCTCGGCCAGCAGGAGGATGTTGCGCGGTGTCAGCTCGCTTGGGCAGAAGGTGCCGAGGTGTACGCGGTAGCCCTGTTCCTCCAGCAGCAGGGCGCGGTCGAGCAGTAGCCAGAGTTCCAGCGGGCGGCGGAACAGGCCGCGCACCAGTTCGAGGTTGCGCACTTCGGCGAGGCGTTGCCAGCCGGCCCGCTCCAGTGCGGCCCAGTCCTGCTCGCCCGGGGCGGGCAGTTGCTTGAGGGCGGCCAGATCGCGGCAGTAGTCGGCGAAGCCCTTTTTCAGCCAGGCGCTGGGCAGCGATGGCGTCGGCAGATAGTCGTCCTGCTGGCGCAGGCGCCGCTGCAGCAGATCGAAACCCAGCCGCCAGGCCATCGACTGGTCGCGATTGCGCCGTTCTCGCGCGCCGGCGGTGACGGTTTCGCTCAGCGGCAGGCCGAGGTCGTCGCGGCTGAGTTGCAGCGCCGTGGCCCGGCCGGCTTCGGAGAGCGGCACGTAGGTCTCGTCCTGGGTGCGGTTGTAGCAGCAGGGGGCGATGGCGAGCTGGCGACAGCCCTTGGCAATGCTCAGGCGCATCAGGCGTACATGCAGATCACCGCAGGCGTGCAGTGCGACGGGGGTGTGCGTGGCCTGTAGCTGGTCGCCGGCATCGGCTGCGAGCACATCCTGGCAGCGGTGTCGGGCCGGGATGCCGAGCCGCTCGCTCATATGCGTGCCTGTCCGTACCAGTGCTTCATCCCATTCCAGGCAGGTCAGCGCGGCGCCATCGCGGGCGAGATAGCGTCCGAGATGGCCCTTGCCGGCACACCAGTCCAGCCAGTGCGTCGGCGCTTCGGCGAACCGTAGGCGGGCGCCGAAGGCCTGAATCTGCAGCGCCTTGCGGCCTGGCACGTCCACCGCGTGGCGATGGTCCATGGCTGGCGATTCGCCGGCGGGCAACGCGTCGAGATGGCTCAGTCGGTCGGCGAGGTCAGCCAGCTCAGGAAACGGTGCGGGTGCGCCGAGCGTCGTCGGCTGGTTGTGCGCGGCCTCGGCATCGGCCAGCGAGCGGCTTCGCAGCCAGGCGGCCAGTTCGGGGTGCTCGGCTTCCCATGGCAGCGTTTGGCAGACGAACGGCCGCGGCCGCCAGAGCGACTGGTGCGCAGTGAGGAAGCGATCCAGTGCCTGGAAGCGCTCGAGCAGGTTGGGGGCGGCGGACATCGGCGGGGCGGGTATATGAACAGGCGCAGATTGTAGCGGGAGCGCCTGCCATAAAGCACAACGCCCGTCGAGGACGGGCGTTGTGTCGGGCTACTTGCCGTAGACCTGTTCCGGCAGCCAGGTCACCAGGCCCGGCCACATGTACGCCACCACCAGCATGCCGATCTGGATCATGATGAAAGGCAGCACACCCTTGTACATCACGCTGGTGGGCACGCTGCGTGGCGTGACGCCGCGCAGGTAGAACAGCGAGAAGCCGAAGGGTGGGGTGAGGAACGAGGTCTGCAGGTTGATGGCGAACATCACACCGAGCCAGACCGGGTCCAGGCCCATGGCGAGCAGGATCGGGCCGACGATGGGCACCACCACGAAGATGATCTCGATGAAGTCGAGGATGAAGCCCAGCAGGAAGATGACCAGCATCACCACCAGGAAGGCGCCGAGCACGCCGCCGGGTAGCGAGTGCAGGGCATCCTCGATCAGCGCTTCACCGCCGAAGCCACGGAAGACCAGGGAGAACAGCGAGGCGCCGATGAGGATGAGGAACACCATCGAGGTGATCTCGGTGGTGCCGAAGGCGACCTGCTTGAGCTGGGCGAAATTCAGCTGACCCTTGGCGATCGACAGCAGCGTCGCGCCCAGCGCGCCTATGGCGGCGGCCTCAGTCGGCGTGGCGTAGCCGGCGAGAATCGAGCCGAGCACTGCGGTGATCAGCGCCAGCGGTGGCAGCAACGCACCGATCAGCTTGCCCCACTCGATCGGCCCCAGCTCTTCCTGCGGCAGCGCTGGCAGCTTCTTCGGCTGGAAGATCGCCACCGCGACGAGGTAGAGGATGTACAGGCCCACCAGCACCAGGCCGGGGATCAGCGCACCAACGAACAGGTCGCCGACCGAGACGGTCTTCGGCGAGAAGATGCCCATCTTCAGCTGCGCCTGCTGGAAGGCGCTGGACATCACGTCGCCCAGCAGGACCAGGATGATCGATGGCGGGATGATCTGGCCGAGGGTGCCGGTGGCGGCCAGGGTGCCGGTGGCGATGGCCGGGTCATAGCCGCGACGCAGCATGGTCGGTAGCGCCAGCAGGCCCATGGTGACCACGGTGGCGCCGACGATGCCGGTGCTCGCGGCGAGCAGCGCACCGACCACGCAGACCGAGATCGCCAGGCCGCCGCGCATGGTGCCGAACAGGCGCGACATCGACTCCAGCAGGTCCTCGGCAACCCTGGATTTCTCCAGCATCACGCCCATGAAGACGAACAGTGGCACGGCCAGC